AGCATCTATTTGACCATTCTTATAAGTATCTCCTAAAGCAGCCAACAGAATAAACATTAGAAAGGCACCTATAAATACTCCAAATACAATAAAAGAACCATTATCAGTCATTATCCACAACCTCCTTAAACTTTTTTACACTATCATTTAACATTTGTTTACCTTCTGAACCACGATAGATACATAAACTTGGATGGACACTTAGCACTCCTTTGGTATGGTACTTATGAAGATCTATAACATCACCATTGTAACCCATAATTCCTTGACTCTCATTTATCATTGAATACATGGCATAATTACCTAATATTAATACGGCTTCTGGTAACAATACTCTAAGGTATTTGTAGAGCCATCCTTTACATGCTTCCATTTCCTTGTATGTTGGTTTACCGTTCTTATTATCCTTTACAGGTCTACAATTTACACTATTGATAATAAGGAATTCCTCTCTACGAAACCCGTATAAATTCATAATGTCCCATAAATACTTACCAGCGGTACCACAAAATGGAGTATTGTCGTTCACTTCATTTTTACCGGGTGCTTCGCCTATGATTGTAAATTTGGATTCATTTGTAAAGTATGGAGAACATCTACCACCACTATGAAGCCCGCATCTTTCACACATCTGTATTCTCTTATTCAATAATTTAAGCATTAATTGTTGTTTACGATTCATTTTCCAGAAGAACCAAAGCCATTATCCTTCCTTTCTGTATCTAAATTTACCTTTCCTTCTTTCAATATCACCCCTTCTGTTTTCTTTATTACCAATTGTGCTAAACGGTCCCCACGACTGAATTGCATTTGTTCTCTACCGAAATTATAGAATGGGGCCATTATATGACCTCTGTAAGATTCATCTATAGTACCTGTACCTATAGCCATCATAGTATTATATTTCCATACAATTCCTGACCTATTTCTAACCTGTATTTCATATCCCGGGTCTATATCTATAATGATACCAAAGTCTATACGTCTTGTTTCACCCGGGTTCAATCTAAATTCTATAGGGGAATAAAGATCATACCCCACATCACTTGCATGGGCCTTAGTAGGTAAAATTGCTTCAGGTAAAGATCTCATAACATTGAAGGTCGGTATATCAATCATACTTTTCAATACATCTATGGTTTGTTCAACTTCTTTATTATTATTGAAATTGCATACAGAAGTTATTTCCACATTATTGAAAAGGGTTGAATATGCTAAGGTAATCCTATACCATATACTCTTTACAAATAAATTAGTTTTTATAGTGAAGTCAGGATTGTCTTTATCAGAGTCTATTTTCAGTTGTGTTCCTTTATTTTTTATCAACATATTGCAAACCCCCTCTTTTATGGATGTTCCTTTCTTGATGGATTTGGTGTTACGACTACCTCTTCTTTTAGAGATCCTTCATAAGGGCATACAAAGTGGGGGTATATAAAGTGAGGGCATGCTTCCTCTACATCTTTATCGGGATATTTTTCTGGATAATTTTTTGGAACCTCAATTAACTCAACGTCAGGATAACTATTTTGATACCTAAACTCATATCCTATCTTATCTGTTAGTAATGTCACATGTTTTCTTAGTAAATATATCTCATCTTGCATCCTCTTTATATCAGTCATGTTTCTACGAGGTATATTATAGGATGAATCAAATTCATTACCATCAAGTGATATAGCCTTTCTCAATTCTTTATCTTTCATTGTTCTCCTCCTTTATAGTTTCTATTATGACTTCATATCCTATAGCTACTAATTCATTCTTTACATTATTTGCTTCTTCTCCCGTTAAACATCTCTTATTAACATATTTCGATATAGGATGATTCCCTAACACTAAATATTTAAACTTCATTTTACATACTCCTTCTTTTCATGTTTAAGATCATCTATTATAGCCTTTCTTTCCTTCTTACCTGCCAATATATAAATGTAACGATGCTTCCTTAAATCCTCTTTCTTTGTGTAATTGGGATCGACTTCTCTCAATACCACATCCTTTATACTTCCATAACGAGCAACCACTGTTCTTGGATGTAGAACTTCTCCTTTAACTGTAAACTTGTATGCCGTTACCAACATTATTTGATTACCTTGATATATAAAATTTGTTGCTTGATATATTTTACCAAGATGCCCTACATTAGGGTCAGCATATGATATTATTACCTTTATACCTCCCTTTCTTAGATATTTGAAGGTCTGACCTATGCTATAAGACTCAATATTAGTACCATAACCATCAGCTACCCAAAGACGAGTAAGCTCCATAACTCCTTTTCTTTCTAAAGGTATTGTTTTGGTAATGGAATCAACTACTTGTCTTCCTACAGGTGGGCCATACACAACACAACCTATCAATATTTCATCATAATAAACACCATAAGCATACCTACAAGAAGTCCATTTATGAGAGTAATGATTATTAACTATTATAGGTTTAGCATCCTTACAAGTTATAGGAAACACATTGACTCTGGAAACATCTACATATGTTTGATTAGTTTCTTTCATGAGAATAACCAATATATTCCAACTACTCCCATGAAAATCACCAATAATATACTATAAAGATGAACAAGAGCACCAAAACCCAATACAATAAACAACCATGAATTAGCTATTACCAAGGTCATCATTAATAAAAGAGCACCTATTACCTTTTTAATTGGCATTTCTTCTCCTTCCGTTTGTTTGCCTTCCTCTTTCTCCTGGCTCAAATAAATTTCTTTCATCTCCAGATTTTCCCCCTGCTAAAATCCAATCATTAAGTTCCGACTCATCCCACATCTTTAGAGTTCTAGAATCGTAATACATAGTAAACCTTTCCCCCACTCTACCTCCAAGTCTATTCTTTACTATCTTTCCATGCAGTTCAGATTCATATACTAAACTATCCTCATCAACACCCATTATAGCCATAAAATCCGCTGTTGCCGGTAATCCTAATGATTCTGCTATATAATTAAAACTCAATTCTTCAAATCCTACAAACCCTCCCTCTCTGTTTAATTGACTTACTGATAAAACGGGAACTTCAAATTCAAAACTTAGAGCACGAAGTTCTTCCGCTATCCTTTTAACAGAAGAATATATACCCTCATTACCTTTCATTGCGGGTTTCATAAGATTTATATAATCACACATCAAAATATCAGGCTTTATATCCCTTATCAGTAACTCTCTTAGGTATGTTTTAAAATCTCTCACGGAAGCATCACCAGTAGGGAATTGCTTAATGAATAATTCACCTCTTCCTTCCGTTGCCTTTACTTCCTTTAGAGCCTTGGTTAATTTTATCTTATACGCATCAGATACATACATTCTATTGATATCAGATAAGGAATAAATTGAGTCAAACCTTTGAGCGAAAGCATCTTGTGCCATTTCAAGGGTCATGAGTACTACATTCTTACCATGTAATACTTGGCGGGTAGCAAAATTGGCTAGTAGGTTTGACTTAAATCCATGTATACGAGCAACCAAAACTGATAATGTGAATGGTGGAAACCCCCCTGAAATAAATTCATCAAAAACAGGAAAAAATGTGGGCACCCTTATGTTACTTGCTGTAAATATTCTTCTTAAACGCTCCCCTAAATCCTCAAAATATTTCAAACCCAAATCTATTTTAAGGTCTTTAGATAGAGCATTTTCAATTTTTTCTCTTATAGCTTCTACATCAGAACCCTCATCAATAATATTAACAGAATCCATGATTGCTTTTTTTAATGATTGGACTTTAAGGTATCCATTAGTTTGGGTGAATAGAAAATCATAATTCTTAGATATATTAAAATCAACAGAATTCACATCAGATAGAAAATCCTTTATCTCTTGTCTATCACCATCTTTAGTGGAATTTATTATGGATAGCATTTCTGGTATACCATTATATTCTTCTAAGTAGTCGGAAGTGTATTTGAATATTGCAGAAGCGGAGGAATTATCAAAGTATTCAGGTTCAAACACAGAAGAACATATGGCAAGGAACCTTTTGTCCACTAACATAGCCTTGATCATAAGTTTCTCAAGGAAATCACTATCTAAATTCTTTTCTATCATAGCACAA